CCTGCGTCGTTGAGTCCACCAAGTCATCATGATCACCATTTGGGAACGCAGCGCACTCTTCGACAAGCTCTTCCGCCCAGTCCGTATCCGGCGCCCATACCATGCCCGATTCCAAGATCGGCGCCACCGAGTTAGCACGAGACACTTTATCCTGCCCTGACCGCCGACCCCCTGGCGAAAACATCGTCACAGGAATCCCCACCCGACGCAACTCCTGCTGCAACGTGATCCCCGTCGCCTTGGCCTCGATCAAGACATTATCAGGCTTCCAATACTCGTACTCGTCCTTGGCAATCCGCTTGAGCTCCGGGAAATCCCACCGCCCCTTGTTGACCGCCAACAGGATGATATTGGGCCCTGAGTCTTGGTCCGGGTGGAACACACCCCAGGTCGTGATCACCGAAAAGTCCGCCGTCTCCTTCTTGGAATACGCCGTGTCATACGACTGGATGATGTAGTTCACTGGCGGAGGCTCGTCCGAGGGCCAGACCTTCCACCACTCCCGCTTGAGAATGGCCCCCTCGTCGTTGGTCGGCTGCTGCTGGTACATCGCATTCCACTTTTGCAGCGACAAAGAGGCCTTGACCGCCTCCAGCTCCTCGAGCTTCCAAAACTCCGGCCATAAGGGTTTTCCACTAGGCAGGATGGCAGGAAATTCAATCACCTCCCACTTGTCCGCGTTATGGCTCGTCTGGGACTTGATCAACCTAGCCGTCAGGTCCCGGGTGCCCCATCGAGTCATCACGATGACTACAGCACCCCCAGGCTGCAATCGAGTCCGAGGTCCCGATTGATACCAATCCCAGGCATTGTCCAAAGCCAGATCCGACATCGCATCCTGCTCCGAGTGCGGGTCGTCAATGACCAAGAGCCCCGCACCGCGACCGGTCAACGCACCCCCAACACCACAAGCAAAGTATTCCCCACCAGCATTCGTGTCCCAACGCCCCGCCGCCTTACTGTCAGCCTTCAACAGGACATTCGGGAAAAGCTCCTTGTACGGCTCTGAATCCATCAAATCCCGCACCTTACGACCAAAGCGAACAGCCAGCTCCGCCGTGTGCGTCGCTTCAATGATCTTGGTCCGCGGGTCCTTGCCCATGATGAACGCAGGCAGGAGATAGGACGCGAACTCGGATTTGGTGTTGTGTGTACAAATGTAGCCCTCTCCGGCCAAAAACAAACCATCTTCGCGATCAACCTTGATGCATTGAGTGTCAGCCGTGATCCCCAACTTCTCAATCCGTATATACCGCCCAAACTTCCGAGGCCCCTTAAGAGTCCGCTCTTCCTTACGGGGCAGGAAAGAAATGTCATTGGCATAAAAGGATACCTTCCAAGCAGGGCCATAATCCTTGCCCGAAAATACTGACCGACTCTCCAGCAGACTGGCTTTTACGCCCAGGCTGCGAACAAGCTCTTGGACTTGAAGACAAAAATTTTTGTCACTTTGCGCAAAAAAACACTGGCCCGATTTGCTTACATTTCCATCAGAATCCATCAACCCCTTAAGGAGATCCCTGCGCTGGTGTTCGGCAGAGGTCATGTATGAGTCAGGGATGTGCTTGTTTCCTAAAACCCCAAGCTCCCGCAACTTAACCTTCAAATCAAGGATTCCAAACGTCATGGCCGTGGACTGATCCGTGGTCCGCAAACCACGACGCTCTATTTCCGGGCGCAAAACAAATGCATCATCGTCATGGGACGTGATAACAGACTGCTTATGGTGCCCGTCCCCTAGCCATAGCCCTAAAACATACGGATCTACAGGAAGCTCTGCCTCGGGATACTGAACAGCAGCAGTGTCCGGGAGCCGAGGAACACGGACTTTGGACGGCTCAACGCGTTGACCTTCAACAAAAATAGCTTTTCCACCCCGCGTGGTGCGTAAGGATTCACCGTTTTGCCTGCGCCAGAGCTGTTCGGTTGTGTAGTCAAGAAACCTGGATCGCTTACGGTCTAGCCGAACAGTCCACAGATGTTCACCGTCTACGTCTAAATAAGCCCCGTCATCCGTCCAGACACGATAAATCTCACGATCCCGAAACGTCTCCGACTTTCCCAATACCTGAACAGGGAGGCCGTCTGGGCCAAAGACAAAGTCCCCCGTCTGCAGTTCTGCCATGGTTTTAAAACCCTGCGTGGTGGGAATCTTCATGCTGGTCACTATAGCATGCCGCGGAGGCATGTTGATGATCAGGCGCTTGAGCGTCCCGTTGGCAATGCGATCAAACGCACTGGCCATCTTTGCATGGTGCGCACCGAATATGGCCTCGGGCCAGACATAACGGGCAAAGGACAAGAAATTCCCCTTGGCCGCTTCCTGGACCTCGAGCTGCTTTAAACGGAGCTCTAGCCGTAACTGCTCTTCTTCAACGTCTGTCGGTATGGCGACGGTCATCGTATACACCGTTCGATAAAAAATTTGCGCAAAAATTTTTGCGTTTTCGCTTTTTACAACAAAGGGGGGCCTTTTGCAAATGACGTAAGCAACCACTAACTAATACTATTTGGGACCCTGATTATTTGTGTGAAATCGGGCTAAAGCCTGCGCAGCCAACGCACGCGGCCGCGGCGCGCGGACCGCGGCCCGTGGCGCTTTTCCCGTGGATCGCGGACCCCTAAGGGACCCGCTCGGACCGGGCCCGGCGGCCACGAGCTCACGGCGCGAGCTCCACGGATCGAGGCCACCGGATCACGGACCACGGCCGGCGAGCTCGGCCCACGGATCGGGGCCGATTGATAACCCGCATTAATCCGGGCCGGCCACGAGCTCACGAACCGGGCCGGCCGGCTCGGGATCCACCGCCACCAGCTCACGGCCCACGAGCTCACCGCCACCAGCTCATGGCCCACGAGCTCGGCCCGAGCTCCACGGACCACGGCGCGAGCTCACGGGCCGGCGTCATATACGCGAGAGAATCGGATAAAGGACCACGGGCCAAGGGCCGTGGGATAGGTTTATGGCCTACGGGCGGCCGCGGAGCTCGTGAGCTCGGATCGGGCCGGACGGCCCACCGGGCGGGCGTGGCCGTCATATACGCGCGGCCACGGCGGCCGTGTTAACCGACGAAAAAAAGCCCGGCATATAACCGGGCTTTATCGGAGCGGGCCGGGTCTCACTCGGCCATATAAGCGCCGTCCGTGGCGAGGCCGGCATAATCCCGCTCGCGATCCCATGCGCGAGCTCGAGCGGCCGGGCGGAGCTCCCATTCGGCCTCGTCATAACCCGGGAGCTCACGAATCGCGGCCCGGCGGAGCTCGTCAATCATGAGCGCGGCCGCGCTCCCATCATATTCGGACCAATCCGAGCTCTGATAGTCAAAGCATGCGCAGGCCTTGAGAATGCCCACGGCCGAGGGAAGATCCCGGACGAGCTCGAACCGCGGGAGCTCTTCCGGGATCGGGTCCCCGTATCGCTCGGCCACGGCGGCCGCATTCGCCCGATGCAAAACGAGCGCCACGAGCTCGGGCGCATAACAGTCTAGGGATTGGCCGGACGGGCCGGCCGGGATCCACGCCGAGACCCGGCGCGAGTGGCCGAATGACACGAGCGTGTTTATGTGGTGTGGGTGTACGTGAAAACAAGACATAGCACTTTCTCACTTTCTGAATTAAGGGCCGCGGACGGGCCCGGCCGGGAAAGTGTAACCCGGGCGCCGGAAATAAAAAAGCCCGGCCATGGCCGGGCTCAAGTGGAGCGGGAAAAGCTAAGCGGCGAGTAGCTCGGCGGCCCGAGCCTTAAGGGCCGCGCCGGCGCCAAACCAAGCGGACTCGATCCGAGTGTTATTCGAGCGGCCGCGCTCGTGGTCCACGAGCTCGGTCACGGCGTTCAGCATGGCCCACTTAGTACCGGCCACTCCCGGGAGATCCGAACCGATCGCGCCACCATTGAATAAACTCATGATGCGCTTATATGCGCGGGTCTCATTAATCGGAAGCTTGCTCGAATGGTAGGGCTTGAGTAGCTCGGCCACGAAATCGTCCGCGGCCTCGGCGGCCATGGGCCGATCGGCGAGCTGGCGGGATTGAACGAGAAAAGACTCCCACGCATTCGCGACAATTCCGAGCTGGAGCCGGACGGCCTCGGGATTAAAGCGCTCGGAATGGAGCACGCGAACGGCGCTTTTCAGATAGCCCAAATCAGTCTCGGCCTCGCCGGCCACGGGCCGGCCGTTCGAGTATCCGCCCACCGCGGCCGTAATGGTGTTATTGCATACCACGCGAATCGCCGTAAATTTTGCCACCGTGGCCATGGTCCCGTCGTAGCTCGTGCCGAGTAGTAAATAGGGCTTGACTAGATCCCGCTCCACTACGGGCGCGGCGTCCGCAACACTCGCGAGCGCCCAAACCCGGCGCCCGTAGGATAAAGCGCCGGCGGTTTCGAGCTGAAAACCGCCGAGCTCCACGAGCTCCCGGAAAAAATCCATAATCTCCACGGGTTGGACCACGCGATACCCGTCCGAGACCACGGCCAAGGGCGCGCCGGTATCACTCCGGTGCAACACTTTCCGGTCCGGCCACGATTGGAGCTCGGAGCTCGCGGCCGTGGAATATTGAACGGGCGATTCGAGCACGGAGTATGCAAGCCCCGCCTCGCGGGTCCATTCGTCAATTGAAGCGCCGGGCGTCAAAGCTTGGCCGAGGCCGTGCCATGGGGTAGCGCCGGCGTAGGCCATGGCCGCGCGGCCGGTGGATTCGTCAATCATATGTGCCATTTTTCTTTCTCACTTTCTTAAAAAAGGGCCCGAGTGGGCCCGGAAACTTAATTAGACCCGAAATTAATTTCGGGCGCAACTTACTCGCGGCCAATATCGCCGGCCACGTGATGACGGAGCATTGAGCCCGGCGGGAGCGAGCGCGCGAACCGGACGAGCTCGGCCGCATCATCCGCCGCGCCGGCCGTCCGTGTCCCGTGCCATTGGATCGCCGTAGGCCCCGAGCTCGCATAGCATCCGCCCTCGGTATCCCGGCCCACTTTCCCGGCCATGGGACCATGCGCCACGAAAACAATCACATAATCCCGGTCCGGGCGGGCGCATAGGGGCCGGCCATTCCCGCATTGTGCGCATGTGAATGATTCGGACAATTCGGCCGGGCACCGGACAAATTGCACGCCCTTATATTCCACGCCACCGGCCCATTCGGTACCGGCCGGAGCGGCCACCACGGCCGGACGGCCCACGGACCACGCGGCCACCGCGGCGTCCATCGTGTCACAAGACACATTAATAACCGTCTGGCCGGGCTCGGCCACCGGCACGGACTCGGCCGGAAAATGGGTGTAGGTCCACGCCACGCCACCGCGGGGCACCGCGGCCAACACGGCGGCCATATAGTCGGGATCGATCGCGGCGGCGCCGGTATCGGGGGCCGGGTGTAGCTGGCACGATTTCGGACATGTGCCATATGTGGAGCATTTGCCGGCCCGATAGGTTACGGCGATCGGGCCGGTTTTTCGGTTTGAGCTCACGGGTACGGTTTTCAACATGGGCTTTCTCACTTTCTGAATGAGGGCCCGGCGGGCCCGTGTGCGTACTATACACGCTAGCGTTCAAATGAATCAAGAAAATCAAAAATAGCGGCCCGGACTGATTCGCCCGGTACTTTCGAGCTTGCCCGGATCTCGGCACAATCCTCGAGTGTGAGCGCGTAACCCTCGGCCTCGGCCGCGGCGATTATGTCCGCGTCCGTGCACTCACTCAAAAGCTTCGGCGATTCGTCTTCTACCGGCACGCGTAGTATCAGCACGCCCTCGAACGATTCCACCACTTCGAAATCCACGCCGGCCCGATCCAGTACCCCATACAATTCGGCCGCGCGCATCATTCCACCACCACGGAAAGGGTGAGCTGGTGGCGGATCACTTCGCGGACGGGCCCGCTCAAATCGGCGTCTTTTATTTTCTCATCCACTTCGGCCCGGAAATCCTCGGCCAGGATGTAATCCTCGAGCCGATCGTTCAAATCCTCGCTTGTGATCAGCTCGGCATTCTCGAGCTCGGCCCGGACGAAATCGCCAATTGCGGCCCGGTCCAATTGTCCGAGTTGATCAAATCTTTCGTCCATCCGACTATTGATCTCAGTCGTTAGAGCACCCGAGCGGACCAGTTGATCTAGAACACGCTCGGCGATATGCGGGGCCAACAGGGCCGCGAGCTCACGAATCACTCCATCGTACTTTTCCATTTGCTTTCTCTCTTTCTGTGAAAAGGCGGATTGCCTAGTGCGTACTATACACCCTATTTTCGATTGAACAAGCTAGACAGTAAAAGCATGCGCAACAGGCGCCCGAGCAGTCCCAAATGCTCGGCCCGCTCCCGAGCGGCCCGGTAAGCCCGGGTCTCTTCCTTCGTCCACTTTCGGGGCATGGCCTCATTCCTCCGCCTCGATCGAAAAAACAACATGCCCGGCGAACATGTTCAAGAACTTCGCCATATTCGGCCGGCCCTTCGGGATCGCGACTTCGCCCTGCAATAGCACGCGGCCCTTCCCCTTCTCAATCTGGCGAATGAGCTCGTCTCGCTCATCAGCGCTCGCGGACCAACGCACGGCGTTTTTCCCGGCCCGGTCCTGATACACGATGCGGTGAAGATTCATGCCGGGACCTCCAGCTCTTCGGGCACTTCGACTTCAGCGCCCACCATGCTAGCGACATAACAACGCATGGCGGCGACTAAGGGTGTTGGACCTTCGCAGATGTACTCTGCGCCATCGTTAGCCGTAGTCCTAGCCTTCCATCCCCCCACTAGCCAAGGCAGCACCGAGATGTACTCCCGTTCAATAATCGGACCGCCTTGTGCCCAGTCGGTTGTGGGGGTGTAACTGTGAAGTGGTTGGTAAGCGATGCCGTCCAGTGTCAACCAAGGGTCTTTGGGGTCATCAAATTCAATGCCTTTACCCTCACAATCAGCCACCGCCCAATCCAACGCGGCCCCGGTCAATTCACTTGTTTTCATGCTCTTTCTCCTTTCTAGGTTCCTCGGGACCGGTCGGCCCTGAGGTGACTTAAATCTACTTCGACTCCGTTTGCATGTCAAATCACCCCTGTACAAGCTCGTGCCGGAGCATGAACCACTCCACCTTGGCCATGCACCACTTCGCCACGGGTTCGCACTCAATTCCCCGCACGGCGAGCTCTTCCGCCTGACTGCCCCTGTAAAGCCTTATTTCGGCCTTTAGAGCCGATACAACCCCGGGCGGGTAGTACCCCACTAGGATGTATGTCGGGCAGCCCATGGAGGCATGCTTTAGGTGGAACGCGAGCTGATGTGGAGACAGGGCTACCTTCTTCCCCCGTTTCACCACTTTCAGCTCAATCATCACGAACTTCGAGGGCGTCTTGAACGCCACGAGGCAATCAGGAATCCCGAGATTGACCCGGCTCTCTATCCTCGTAATGTGGCAGTTCGGCAGATTCTCCTTCACCCTCTTGTACAAGGCCGCTTCGGGTTTCGTCGTGCTCAATATCAATCACCTCCGGGTGGGCGGGAACATTGGGGATGGCCTCCAAGGCCTTCCTTCCCTCAAATGGCGGGTCCTTCTCAACAGTCTTGACCGCGGCGGACAGATCCATATCAAGGATCTCGGCCGGCGGCCCGTACAAGCGCTTGATCTCCTCGAGCTTGCGCATAACCTCTTCTTTGCTCATGGAATCGATCGTGCCGTGCCGGATCTCTTTGCGCTCCACGTAGATTGTGCCCAAGGCCTGACCACGGCGATACTCGGCCTGAACAGCCGCACCATATGCACCAGCCGCTAACGCCGCGTCACGGATCATCTGAAGATCCTTCATGTGCCGCTCGTAGGTAGTCCCGTACTTGGACGCCAACTCTGCCCGGTACTCTTGGATCGCCGCAACCACGTGCGGGGAGATCTCCGGATTGGTCAGCTTCCATGCCATGACCTTGGCAGAGACCTCTTTGTAGCCGGCCCTCATGGCCGCCTCTTTCAAAGTGACTTGGCCGTCACCGCTCACGAGCTCTTGAACGAACTTCCATTCCTTCCCGTTGAGCTTGCGGCGCTGAGTCTTCAAATAGCCTACGTCGGCCGACAGGCGCTTAGCCAACTTGTTGGGCCGGACAGGGGGTACATTCCAAACGTCTTTCAAGGGCATCCGATTTCTCCTTTATGAGTAGATTGTAGGTTAACCGGTTTACCCGTGCAAGGGGGTTGGTGGCAGGTCTGCTACCCCTTATACAAACTTTTACCCCCCAACATGGTTTTTCAAAACGAAAAAATTGACCGCGCGCGCATTCAACCTCTTGATCCCTATACACTAGTACCCTTGATGTAATTCTAACGAAATGCTCTGAAGCCTTATAAATAAAGGCTTATCACGTCGCTTACGGCATTACGTCTGTTTTCATTCGAAGCACTTACAAAATCACTCGTACCCTAGCTGGTTCTAAAAGGAGAGCAAAATCCCCTGTCCCGTTGACCATGGTCCTTGATCCGTTCTACTATCTTGTGGATAAGTACACAAAGGAGCTTTCCATGCGGGACCTTGATCTTGTAGATGTTTTAGATTTGCTTGAATACTTCCCCGAGCAAGGCGTATTTATTTGGAAAGAAGCTCGTCGTGGGGCGAAAAAAGGGGCCATCGCCGGCCATGAGTGCCCCGATGGCTATGTCCGGATTGGAATACTAGGCAAGCGGGTACTGGGGCATGAGTTAGCGTGGGCCGTGAGCCATGGATCATGGCCCATTTATGTTTTAGAGCACATAAACGGGGACAGGTCGGACAATCGTATTGACAACCTGAGGCCCTACGTTAGGCGTCCTCCTCCTCGTCCGTGACCCCTCACTAACTAATCCCCTCTCAAGGCCCGTGGATCATGGTCCTGTAATGATTTGTGCCCTAAAATCCGATTTATGGCCGGATTCCCCATTTCCAAAGAGACTATGCGTTGTGTGTACGAGCTCTTAATTCAGCTTCAGCCGATGGCGAGGTGGAATTTGCCGCCTAGTAAAGATGTTGAGTTTGTGGCGATCAATGACAAGACTTGTTATGGGGAGTTTGAGGTTCCGAATGTGATCAAGCTGAGTCGGGCGAAGATTGGGCATTTAGACACGGCGATCAAGACCATGGCGCATGAGTTGGTGCATTACAAGCGGTTTTTGGCTGGGGATCCGGCGTGGGATAAGCATGATGAGCGGTTCTCGGAGCTTGCTCAGAGGGTTTCGGTGGTGATGGGGTTTGACCCTAAGGAGTTTTAGTTCTGCCGTACAAGGATCCTTTGGTTCGGCGGTTGAAGCAGCGGGAGTATTCCAAGCGCTGGTATGAGAATAATGCTGCGAAGCACAAGGCGGGTTCGAACCGGAACAAGCGAATCAAACGCAATGAGTGGATAGCGTTCAAGGAGACACAGGCCTGTTTGATTTGTGGCTTTGCGCATCCGGCGGTGATTGATTTTCACCATGTTGTACGGGACAAGACGGCTCGGAAGGTCAACCGGTTGATTGCCAACGGGAGCTTTCGTCAAGCCATTGAGGAGGCGACAACTAAGTGCGTTCCCTTATGTTCTAGGTGTCACCGGTTAGTCCACTGGTATGAGCAGGAGGAGGCCCGTCAGAAGCGCAAGGCCGCGCCGAAGAAAGCCCGGATGCAGAAACGAAAGTAAGGAAAAAGAAAGGATTGCAGAAAGGAAAGGCCGGGGTGTGTGCATTGACCAAATCAAGGGTTGATTAGGTAATCCCCGGCCTAAAGCGAATTTTACTGTTTTTTGTACCTACTGAACCTTTTTGTTCGTAAGGTCTGGTTTGTTAGCGTTTTTGAGCAGTTCCACCATCTGACTTGCGGGCATGAACCCGGCAAAGGACAGGGACTCGACGTTGGGGACGTCCTCCTCCGGGGCCCAGATGGGCGGTCCGAAGAAGAGGTACTCAACGCCGTCGCATTTGACAACCAAGGCCTGGAGCAGTGGCTCGTGGACCGTGATCTCTTCAGCTTGGCTCATCATGCTCATCAGTTGAGATCGTGTAGGCATCTTCGGGTTCCTGTATCTCGAGGTCTTCTGTGGGCATCTCAAGGGTGAAGAGAATATGTCCGCATTCTAGGCATTTTCTGCGGCGTTTAATCCATCTAGGGTTGGCGTCAAAGACTCGTGTATCGAGGACCTTGGTCGTTGGGTGGTCGCAACTGAAGCATTTCATCTTTTGAGGCCCAAGTCCAGAGCGAGGCGTCCGTTTTCGTCGCGCAGTCGGGCGTTGGCGTCCATGACGTAGCGGTTTTCCTTGGAGAGGTGCTCGAGTTGGATTTCGAGGATTTTGATCCGTCGTTCGAGGGCCTTGTTCTCTTCTATCTTCTCCAAGATGGCGTGGGACGTGGGCCCTGGTTCGTGGCCGAGGCTTCCCTCTCGCATGGAGAGGATGATGGCGTCGCGCTCTTCTAACTTTTTCATGAGGTTGGAGGAGGCCTCGGCCCAGACTTGGATCTCGCGCATGCGGTCTTTGTGGTCTTCACGCATGAGCTCGAAGAGGCGCTCGGAGGTCTCGAGTTGCTTTTGGATGAATTCAATCATGGTCAGAGGTCCTTAAAGGCTGTTTGGAAAAGGTCGCAAAACTCTTTGTGTACTTCCTCCAGAAGAGCGTGGGACTCTTCTGACACTTCGCGGTGCTTCTTCAATTGAAAGAGGTAGCTGGAGAAGTCTACGGCCGCGGCGTGGAGTTGGGGACCGTTGTAGGACTGCTCGGCCCTTTGCTCCTCACCCTCGCCAAATTCGAGGATGATTTTCATTTGAGTACCTCCGGGGGTGCGACTTTGCCGGCCCAGACGTTGGCGCATGTCAGTTCGAGCTCAAGACTCGGGCGGGGGGAAACGCGCAAGGCCTCCTTCTTTCCCGAGTCGTAGGCCTCGA